ATAACGAAGTTCTTTGATACCATCTCTAGGTGCTTTTTCATCGATAATAGCATGGAAGTATAAACGACCATCAACATACCAACGCTTGAATAACTCGTATGAAAGATTTTCAAATTCTAGAAGCTTCAATACGTTATCAAATTCTTCAATAATTAATTTTTTAATCTTATCTGGTTGTTTCAAGTCATCAAGAACTAATTCAACAGGTTTAACGTCAGGTTCACCTACGATAACTTCATTAACAATATCATCAATAGCAGTTTCCAATTCAGGATGCTGCGCTATTTCACGATACTTATTAACTAATTCTGTTTCTGTTCTAATTGCGCCATCAAGATCAATGTATGTACCATAAACGCCACCGGCTTGAACAACCATAGCTCCATCTTCAGTTTGCTTAGGAGCAAATGAAACGGGCGCTGGCTCTTCAACCCTACGTTTAATTTCAAAACCAAATAATTCAGCCATATTATATGCGACTCTCTATAAAGAATATGAAGGGGATCCTTGCGAACCCCCCTCTAAAAAATTAGGCAACTGTGCCATCAAGTGTAGAACCGCGAGTCAGTTCATAGTAGTCATATTGGAAAGTGACTGTGAATTTTTCAATTGTATCTGTTGAGCCCCAGTCGAGATCAATTGTTGAAATTTCAGTTGGGAACAAACCAATAAACGAATATTCCCGAAGTAGGTCGCCGGTCTTACCATATTGGATGACCTGTGCGGTTGACTTATACTCGCTAGGTGAAGCGCTTGGGAAATTACGAAGGTTGTTGGTTAGTCCATTAATTGCACTGTGCCAAGCCTCCATAGCATTCCGAATTGCAAAGTCTTCATCATTGATGATTGTGACTGTCCAAGCTTCAAACGTTCTGTCACCAGCAAGTTTAATCTTACGACCGAAGTAAGGAACTTCGATTGGTCCGATTGTTGAACCAGGAAGCTGTGCTGTTTCACAAAGGAATTGCATTGCCTCATCGCCAGCGCCATTCACCTTATTGGTGACATTAACGTTGAACAATGTAGGACGAGCACCACCTGATCTTAAAGCACCTGTGATATCGTTGATTCTAAAAGTCATTTTTGATTCTCCTATCTATCTTTATTTATCTTAGCCGACGATCTCGGAGAACTCAATGCCACTACGAACAGCAACAAAGTTTAGCTGGATGTAGTTGATTGACTTCGCTGGCTTGATGTAGATATCACCGATAAACCGGTTACCATCAATCACTTCGCCAGTGTTGTTTGTTTCATCGCAGACAACCTTGTAGTCGTAGATGCCGCGGCGACCTTGAACATCACGAAGAAAAGGATCAATTAGGTTGCGGAACTGGGCTCTTGTAAAGTCATCGTTGAACTCGAATAGTGAAGCCTTAGCAGCAATACCGATAGCCTTCTCAAGAACAATGAACAAGCGGCGAACGTTGATACGATCAAAAGCGCTAGGACGATTTAGAAGTGTTTTATCACCGAATAGCAAGGTGCCTTGACCTGGCGTAGTGATAACTGGGTTAACGCCATTCTTGTATAGAACATCACGATCTGCTTTGCTTGGGTTATAAGCAAGCTTGATGATGTTCTTAATCTGACCACGAGCAGAACCAGCAGGTGAATACCATGGGTCTCTGGTGTTGTCTGTGCGAACACATAGCCCGGCGATATCGCCGTTTAGCGGAACATACCGGTAAACGTCATTATACTTATCATACATTTGCTTGTAGCCACTATCGGCAACTGCGAATGATGAACGGCGTAGACCTGTGATTGCCCATGAAGAAACGTTAGTAACTGCATTGGTAGGATTGTTAACTACAAATTCTTTTGGTGGTGAAACGAATGCTACGCAATCTTTGCGGTTATCTACAACATTATCGATGATATAGTTTGCAAGCTGTTCACCGCTACCACCACGAGCTTTACCCTGCATGATTAGCGAGATATCAACATCTTCTGGTGACTTGAATAAGTCATAAGCACGAGCAAGGTCCCCGAATGAAATGCCGCTGTTTCCTTCAGCAGCAGTATCAGCACCAAAGGCAAATGATAGTGTTGAAGGAACTGTGTATGTTGAATTAACCATTGCCGCTGCTGTATGTGAATTGGCACCAGAAGCGCCGCGGTCAGTAGCATGCCAAACGTAATTTGACTGGTCGTTGATCACTGTCTTATAGTAGTTTGTTGAGCCATCAGAATTCTTAGCATCAGTAGCTCTTGAAAGCGACTTAAAGGCTTCAAGAACTGTGCCTGGGTTGCCTGTGAACAAACCATCTTCGTCACTAATAATAACATGAAGTTCGTCTTGAGCAGTAGTATTGCCATATTGTGCTTGATACTGTGATTGACCCGGAGCAACATCAACCTGATTAAAGTGCTCCCACTTACGTGAAACTGAGCTTGAAGTGCTATTTACATAAGAGCTAACATTTGCTGATAGTTTCAATACACTGTTGAATGAAAGTGTGAAGCCCATATCACCTGCATATGAAGCAGAAGCATTTACATAGCCTGTGCTGTTAGCAATTGTTGAGTTGCCAAGAGCAGTGATTTTGAGTTGCTGTGTGCCGATAAGTGTATTACCAACTTCAATGATATCACCAACAGTAAAGTTAGCTTTTACGTTATTTACATATGTATTAGCATCACCTTGAATTGGCGCATATGAGCCGGTGTTAGCAATAACTAAGTGACCAGTGTTTGACCCCACATCAATTGTTAGTGCTGTTAGTGCTGTTGCAGTATTGACTGAAGCATTTGAAACATATAATTCAACAACTGAAGCAAATTGTGTATTAGCATCGCAAACTGAAATCTTTAACGAGTTGCCGATAGCTCCAGGATAACGAGCAATCCAGTCAACAGAAGCATCAAATGCACCGGACTTGGCATCATAGTCGTCTGTATTATTGACTGTCACAGTTGCGTTTGAAGAAGCAGCAGAACCAGCAACAGCTGATAATAAAGCTGAGTTACCGGCGCGGCTAACATAAAGCGCATTGCTATATGAAAGGAATGATGCAGCAGTAAACCATGTTTCTGCATTGTCATTTGTTGGCTTTCCGTAACGAGCTGCTAGAGCAGTCTCGGAATCAATAAGCAATAATCGACCGACAGGACCCCAGCGGAATACACCAGCAATAGCACCAACGGTTGTTGATACAGCTGGAACAACTGTTGTAATATCGATTTCTGAAACGTTAATACCTGGACTGACCTGAAAGCCACCGCCACCTGATCCGAAATTTGGAACCGCCATTTTATTCTCCCTTAGTAGAAAGTGTTTGATAAATTATTATCTATATCTTATTTATAATTTCTTCAATTACAACATCATCGCTCGAGCGAACTCATCGGAAGAAACTTCTAGGATTTTATCGAAGTCTTCGGGATGTCCATCGGCAAGATATCCAAATGGTGTCAATTCATTTTCCCAATCTTCATCTGTTTTTTCACGTAAAGTCATTAATGTATTAATATCAGTAAAGTCTTTAAAGTATTGTTGATCTGTTAACCAAGCAAAAAGGACCAGCCCCATAACTAAATCGTCATGGCAACCTGGTTCAGCTTCAAAAGAGTGTGCTTTCTTACTAAATGTAGAAAGTTCTCTGATAGTTTCTAGATCATGAATTACTAATTGATTTTGCTCAATTAACAATTTAACAATAGAACAACCAATTGACTTGACTGCTTTAGTTGTCCTAATACCCTTTTCACTAAGTTTGCCGAAACCTGCTGAGATTCTTTTACCAGCACGCCCTGCAGACTCGGTAAACATTAGTCCTTCATATTCATATTCACCATAAATGATATCACAAACCTGTTCGCCAATATCATTAGATTCAACTAATACCGCTGCATTATTATATATCTTTGCAGTTCTATATATCAATTCAGCATAGTCTATTGGTGAGATCATATTGTTTCGATAACAGAATACTTGATTATAAGGCATCTGTGTAACGTCAAGAATTTGAAATGCTGAGTAATCTAAGCCTTTGCCTCGAGAAGTATCTGCCACAAGGACATACTTTCTTCCTGATAAAGGTTCTGCAAACATCGACTTGCCATCATCATATCGCATGGGTGGCTGGTGCGCCATTTGTTTTAGTTTCCAACCAGCAATCAATGTGCCGGATGAACCTAGGAACTCGCAACCATGCTCCTGAGCAAA